ACAACGTATTAAGTACTTCACCTACTTTAGTAACTCCCCTTCTTGGAACACCCACATCTGGTGTAATGACTAATGTAACTGGATTACCTCTAACTACAGGTGTTACAGGAACGCTACCTGTTGCTAACGGTGGCACAGGAATTACTTCTTTTGGTACAGGTGTTGCTACTTGGTTAGGAACCCCAACTTCCGCTAATTTGGCTGCTGCGGTAACGGATGAGACAGGCTCAGGTTCTTTAGTATTTGCAACTTCTCCTTCGTTAACTACACCAACTATCGGTGGTGGCGGGGCTAATTTTAGTGGCTCTACATCAGGCACAACTAACTTTAAAGCTGCTGCGGTAGCAGGTGCAACCACAATTACAATGCCAGCAACTACTGGCACAATGGCGTTAACTTCTGATATTCCTACGGTTAATAACGGCACTTTGACAATGAATGTGTCGGGTACGGGGTTATCAGGGTCACAAACATTTACAGCTAATCAATCTTCAGCAGCCACATTTACAGTAACTTCCAACGCAACTAACGCAAACACAGCCTCTACAATTGTAGCTCGTGACGCATCAGGCAATTTTACTGCGGGAACAATTACAGCGGCTTTAACCGGTAATGCTTCTACTGCTACTTCAGCAACAACCGCTACAAATATTGCTGGTGGCGCAGCTAATCAAATTCATTACCAAAGTGGTGCTGGTGCTACTACTTTTGCCCCTGCTCCAACAGTATCAAGTACATATTTACAGTGGACAGGAACAGCCTTTGCGTGGGCTTCTACTACAGGACCTACAGGACCTACAGGAGCACCGGGACCAACTGGACCAACAGGCTTAACCGGACCTACAGGACCAACCGGACCAGCTTCAACAGTTCCGGGACCTACGGGACCTACGGGACCTACGGGACCAACCGGACCAACCGGACCATCAACTGCAATTAACGCAACAAACTCAGTTGCGGCAACTGTACAATATGTTGTTGGGGTAGCTGCCGCAGGTTCAAATCAAACGCCAACAGTATCTACCACTAATATTGTTTCATTCTTACCGAGTACAGGTGCTTTGAGTGCTGTCAGCCATGTATCGTCTTCTGATAGAACTCTTAAAACTGATATACAAAAAGTAGAAAGCGCATTGGAAAAGTTATTGCAATTAAATGGCTACTATTACAAATTTATTGAATCAGGTGAAGAAAGTATGGGAGTGATGGCGGATGAGGTTGAAAAAATATTCCCATGTTTAGTAATAACACATCCTGATACAGGTAAAAAATCGGTTAACTATAGCGGCTTGTGGGGTCCTATGCTTGAGGCTATAAAAGAATTAGCGGATAAAAAGTAATATGTCACATCAACCTCTTTGGTATCTTGGTCAGGTTCCACCAGAAGAGCTTAGTAAAGCCGAAGAAGAGTTTGCAGCTGTTGAGTCTAAAAAAGCCACAATGGGTAAAGATGGCGAAACTTTAGACCTTTCTACTAGAGATACAACTGTTAGCTTTATTGATGTAAACCATTGGTTTGGTTTAAAGATGAATGATTTTGCTATTCAAGCCAATAAAATTTGTAAATGGGGGTTTCATTTAGAAAACCATGAAGCGGTGCAATATGCCGAATATGGTCCTACTCAACACTACAACTGGCATGTAGATACGTTCTTTTTATCAGGAAAAGATGTTGATAGAAAAGTAACTGTGGTGTGTTTGATGAATGACCCATCTGCTTTTGAAGGCGGTCAGTTTCAAATTAGGTTTGTTCAAGAATACACAGCGCCATTACAAAAAGGAACAATAATAGCTTTTCCATCATTTTTAGAACATAGGGTTATCCCTATAACATCTGGTGTAAGATACAGCGCAACTATGTGGGTTAATGGTCCGAGGTTTAGATAATGTTTGGTACATCAGCTTTTGCTCAAACAACCTTTGCCGGTTTGGCTGGAGGGGCAAACTTTATTTTTAGTGTTGATGAAAATATTGGAGTGGCTGACTCTAGTACTCAGCTTTCTGTTTTTCTACAAAACCAGATTGAAAACATTATTGTAGATGATGTAGATAATGACGCAGGTCTTAATTATTTTGGTAGTGCTACAGAAACAATAGCATTTGACGACTCAAGTACCGCCCCTGCTCAGTTTGCTCAATCTATTATAGAAGACTCAACATTAGATAATGCTCAAGAAATATCTGCCCAGTTTAAACCTAGTATTGCAGAAAACGTCACAATAGCGGATTTTCAAGTAGTTTTTACTGCTATGTTACAAACAGACACCGAGCCATTTACTATAGAGGACTCAAGTACCCAACAATCCTCTTTTATTCAAACTTGTGTAGAAGATTTAACTCTACTAGACACACCTGCTATATTAGCTCAATTTAAATCAGTTATTACGGAAACATTTACAACCGATGATGTAGACCTTATTGCAGCTCAATTTAAATCAAGTATAGCAGAAGCATTTACAGTAACGGATGTAAGAAATATATTTAGTGTATTTTTCCTTACCATTATAGAAAATTTAAGCTCCTTAGATAGTAGTACACAACAATCTAGTTATCTACAAAGTAGAACAGAAAATTTTACACCTGATAATTCTCAAACAATTAGAGCAGATTTTATACAAGCTATTACACAAAATATAGATACGTTAGACACACCTACTGCATTAGGAGCTTTTAAACAGTCTATAGTAGAAAATAGTAGTTTTGCTGATCCAATGTACATTTTTATAATGGACTTAATTGATTTAGCAATACTTGAAGCTAATAGGCAATCTTATGTAGATATGTATGTATATGAAGCACTAGCTAGAGTTGATGAATCTTCTATTATTAATGTTACAGAATACAATGATATACAAGTATATGTTGAGCTTGGCGAAATTGATTTAACATGATAAAATACAGCAACTGGAGATAAATAATGGCTACTCTTTTTACTAACAATGCTACTGCACCCATAGCAAGTACAATAAGCTCCTCAGCTACTTCTATTACTGTGGCTAGTGGACAAGGGGCAGAATTTCCTGTTTTAGCTGGCTCCGATAATTTTTATGCTACATTAGTAGATACCAGTAACAATATTGAAATTATACAAGTTACTGCTCGAAGTAGTGACACAATGACTGTAGTTCGTGCCCAAGAAGGAACAACTGCTCGTTCATATCCAGCGGGTAGTTTACTTGAACTTCGTATAACTGCTGCGGTATTAAATAATTTTGCTCAAATAGCAGGAGCTCAAACTTTCACAGGCGTAAAAACATTTTCAAGCACAATTGTTGGAAGTATATCCGGTAATGCCGCAACAGCTACAACCGCAGCAGCTTGTTCTGGAAATGCTGCAACTGCAACTTTAGCTACAAACGCCACAAACGCCACGAATGCTACAAACGCCACGAATGCTACAACAGCTACAAACGCTACTAATCTTGTTACAACAAACTTTACTATCACCGAATCTGGTGGTAAATTATTATTTAAATATGGCGCTACTACAATAGCATCATTAGATTCAACCGGAGTATTTACAACACTCGTTTCAAACGTATCAGGTGGAACACCATAAGGAAATATTATGCCAATAACAGTTAGCGGTACAACAATTACATTTAATGATTCAACAGTACAATCAACAGCATTTACAGGCGGTGGCGGAGTTACATCTTTAAATGGACAAACAGGTGCAATTACAAATACAACATTTGATGCGATTGGAAGTGTAGGATGGTTGGTTTATAACGGAACAACTAATCTAACAGCAGGTGGTACAGTCGCTGGTACAAGTTTATTTTATGTTTCAACTGTTGTTTCTAATTATCAAGGGGCTATTATTACTAACGGCTCTATTGTTTCAGGAACTTTTACTAGATATAATAATGGCTTTACAATAAGAAAAAGAGGTACTTTACCTCCACTACCCGTTGCCGACCTTCCGCCTTTAGGTTTTACTGCATTAACAGGAACTTGGAGAGCAATGAATGCTGTAGGATTTGTTGATAAGTATGCTGCTTGTTGTGATGGTACTTATAATAATTATAATTGCATTGTTTTTATGCGAGTATCTTAATAAGGAAAATTATGTTTACTATAAAATATGTAAAAGATTTAGTTTGGAATAATGAAGAAAATACTTCATTTAGTTGTTTAGTTAAATATGAAGAATTTAATGAGGAACATCCAACAGGTGTGGATGCTAAAGATAATTATGCTCATATAAAAGAAATATGGACAAAAGGTATAGCGGGTGAATATGGAACTATTGCAGAATATGTAGAACCGCCACCAGAAGAAAGACCAGTTGTAGACCCATCAGAACAGCCACGAACAACAGGTACACAAAATGCCTGAAGTATTAATATACCCTAATTCAACTCCTGATTTTAAAATGGTTCATAAGCCTGATGGAACTACGGAAATGCAAGTTCGATATATTAATATGGCTCAAGGTTACACAGGAAAATGGATGCCAGTAAAAACAGAATATGATACTACCAGCAAATCTCAGACATAGTTTTACTTATGCTTCAGCACAGGTTAATGTATACCATGCTAATAAAGGTGAGGGATTAAATCCGCATGACCATACATATACTCATGCAACAATATGTCATAACGGCTCATGCCTAGTAACTTTAGAAGGTAGAAGTTACACAATAGATAAAAACTCTAAGCCATTAAATTTACCCCCAAATCAATGGCATGCAGTTGAAGCATTAGAAGATGACACAGTATTTGTAAATATTTTTGCAGAGGGAAAAGGCTAAATGAAGATAAGGATAAATGATGATAGGTAGATTAATAGCAATTTTGTTTCTAAGCCGTGATTTGGCCCATAGAGAACATTTAAAGACAACTTCTTATGCACAACATGTTGCATTGAATGAGTTTTATGATGCTATTGTAGACCTTGCTGATAAGTTAACAGAAGCATATCAAGGGCGGCACGAAATTATTGCAAACATCCCACTACTAAAAGATGAAAGTCCTAAAGCAGTTCCGGCTGACATGTTAAAAAACCATATGGATATGGTAGAAAAACTAAGATATACTGCTATTGAGAAAACTGATACTCCATTACAAAATATAGTAGATGAAGTTGTTAGTCAGTATTTATCGACTCTTTATAAACTACGCAACTTAAAATGAGATTATTATGGCTGACGAGAATAGATCGCTCCCTTTGACTGATGTTCAAATTGAAGAGTTAGTAGAAAGAGTTACTGAAAAAGTAATTCAAAATGTTTATATTGGTATTGGGGAATCAGTGGTTAAAAAATTCTTTTGGGTAGTTGGTTTAGGTTCTTTAGCCTTGTTAACTTGGTTAGCTGGCACAGGAAAATTACAATGATATGCCAAACGTTAATCCAATTGCCGAAGGAGCAAAGTCTCTAAGTGAAGGATTAAGTCAGGCTCGTGAAGCAGGAAAAAGTCTTACTAAAAGTATTCAAGAGATACAGCATGACGGAGTAGAAGTAGCGCAGGAACAATTAGCAGAACGTAGACGTAAAAAAGCATACGAAGAAGCAACAGAAAACTCGATGATATATCGGGCAATCCAAGAGTATGAAAGTCAGAGTGCTGTAATCAAAGCCGAAAGCGATGCTGAAAAAGAATTTAAATCAAAATATGGTGTAAAAGAGTGGAGTAAAGTACTTGAACTCAAAGACGTAGTTGAAAAAGAACATTTAGAAAACACAAAGTATTACGGACATAAGTTAAGTGATGTTAGGCGAGCGCAGTTGTGGTGTTTATTTGCAGCAGCTATTTGCACTTATTTGCTGTGGAAGTTTAGGTACATATGATATGGCTAACTGTTTGGCTCATACTTTATCTCATCGAACTGGTCTTATTAGGAATAGCATTTGTATTGTGGTGGGAGATAAGAGAACTTGAAAAGAAACCTAAATACAAAGTTATACGAGAGCGAATAGAGCGAACCAAAAAGGATATTGTCCGTGGATGATGAGTTATTTAAATTATGGTTAGTTTTTGCTATGGTTGTAGTAGTATTTTTAATTTTACTCAAATAGGATATATATGTTTCCATTAACAGCACTTTTTGATGTAGGTATGAAAGTTCTTGATAAGTTTATTCCTGACCCAGAAGCTAAAGCTAAAGCCCAGCAAGAACTTTTACAAATGCAACAAGAAGGTAAATTAGCCGAATTAAACGCTGACAATATAGAGGCTCAAGAACTTACCAAACGACAAGCTGCTGATATGATGTCAGACTCTTGGTTATCTAAGAACATTCGACCTATGACGCTTATATTCATTTTAATGACATATACAGTCTTTGGCATGATGAGTGCATGGGATATCGAAGTAAATAACAATTATGTGGAGTTGCTAGGCCAATGGGGCATGTTAATAATGAGCTTTTACTTTGGTGGTAGGACACTGGAGAAGGTTATGGAGATGAAGAAAAATGCTAAGTAATTGGGAAAAGTCATTTAATATGGTTATCGCCCATGAGGGCGGTTTTACTAATGACCAACGTGACAAAGGTAATCATTTACCGGATGGTCGTGAAGGTTGCACGATGTGGGGATGTACTCAAGCTAACTGGGAGAAATACATCGGGAACACTGTTACTCAGGATGATATGAAAGCGTTGAAAAAAGAAGATGTTAAACCACTATACAAGAAAAATTATTGGGATGCCGTTCGAGGTGATGATCTACCTAATGGTGTGGATTATGCCGTGTTTGATTTTGCTATTAATGCTGGACCAGCCGCTGCTCGTAAAATGATACAGAAAGCGCTAAGAGTAACCCCAGATGGTATATTTGGGCCAGCAACTATAAAAGCAATTCAAGAAGCTAACGGCTTAGACTTGCTTAAAAAGTTTAGTAATAACAAAGAAGAGTTCTACAAATCACTGGATAACTTCCCAACTTATGGTAAAGGATGGCTCAAGCGTGTAGCCGATGTCGAAACTGTTGCATTAACAATGGTAGGATAACTTTACATACATACATTTTTAGAGCATAATAAGAGCTCTATTAACTAAAGGAGTTTTAACATGGCGATGACCATTGAAGAATTTGTAGAAAAAAGTGGCGGAGAAGTTGTAGCTGGAAATATTATTGTTGGCATAATGGCTAGTCGTAAGATTGTTGGCGTAATTGAAAACGGTACTTTTAACCTAAATGCTGACGGACAAGCTATACTAACAGCACTAGAAGCAGGAAAACCTGATGCTGCGTCTGCACGAGCTCCAAGGAAAAAAGCAACTGAAACAGCTGGTAAAACAGCTGAAGATGTAAGTAACTAAGTTTAATAAGGAAAAAGGGCCATGCCTTACATTCAACTCCAAAACTTTTCAGGAATTGTACCTAGGACAGGCCCTACTCAACTTGATGCAAGTCAAGCTCAAATTGCTGTAAACGTAAGAGAAACATCCAAGGAATTACGGTCTTGGAAAAAAGAAGTTTTTGAATATACTCCTAATTACGCAAACGTTCAAACAATATACAAGTTATATAATACATCTTCGGGTGCATATAGATGGCTTGAATGGACTACAGATGTTGATGTAGTAGTTGGCCCTGTAGGAGATATTACTGAGTCTAGAATATATTACACAGGCGATGGTGCTCCAAAGAAAACCAACTGGGCACTAGCAACAACATCAGGAGCTGGAACTAAACCATTTCCAAATGCATATTACAACATGGGTGTATTGGCACCCGCAGCCGCACCTACACTAGTTAAATCTGGTGGGTCGGGAACTGTTCATGAAGATAGAGCATACATATATACTAATGTAAGTACATTTGGTTCTGTTCAAGAAGAATCTGCTCCAAGTCCAGCTGGTACAGTTAATACTGTTGAACCTAATGCTACAGTTACGGTTTCTGGGTTTTCCAGCGTTGCTGTTAGCGGTTATAACATAACAAGCCGTAGGATATATAGATCAGTTACAGGTACTGGGTCAGTTGTTTATGCGTTTGTTGCTGAAATTCCAATAGCTACTTCAAGTTATGCTGATACTGTACTGGCTATTAATCTAGGTGGAACACTAGAATCTTTGTATTACACAGAACCACCAACCACACTACAAGGTATTGTAGCAATGGCCAACGGTATTTTAGCTGGATTTACAGGAAACCAAGTATGGTTTTGCGAACCATATTTACCTCACGCTTGGCCTGCTAATTACATGATGACGGTAAACGATGAGATTGTAGGACTTGGAGTATTTGACAGCTCTGTTGTAGTTTTA